AGATCGGCAGCAGCGGCTACGGGGCGAAGATCGGCAGCAGCGGCGACGGGGCGCAGATCGGCAGCAGCGGCGACGGGGCGCAGATCGGCAGCAGCGGCTACGGGGCGAAGATCGGCAGCAGCGGCGACGGGGCGCAGATCGGCAGCAGCGGCGACGGGGCGAAGATCAACATGACCGGCACGGATTCTGTCGGCGCGGCGATTGGGTATAATTCCAAGGCTAAAGGAAAGGCCGGGAATTGGATTGTCCTCGCAGAGTGGAAAAGACATGCTGGCGTGAACTGGTATCCGGCGTGTGTAAAAACTGGACTGATCGACGGGAACGCGCTCAAGCCCGACACCTGGTACACCCTGCGCGACGGCGAGTTTGTGGAGGTGGCGGAGGATGATTAAATCCTACGACGGGCAGACCGTCCGCAGCGCCATGATTGACGCCATTGTGGCGCAGGAGATGGAGCGCCGGACGGACGAGCGCGTGGCTGCTCTGGAGGCCGAGGTGGAGCGGCTGACGGCGGAGCTGGAGCTGCGCAAATCCCGCGAGGGGCGCATCTACACCCGCTTCATCGAGGCGGCGAACCGTGACTACCCGGAGCCTGTGCGCGGCACGAGGCTGGGCAACATCGGCTGGGCGATTGCGGGCTACACGGTGCTGGCGTTCGGTGCGCTGTTCGACGCGCTGGGGCTGTGACATGGCGGCAAAATCAGATTCGGCGCGGGAGCGTAACAATGCCCTATCCCTAGAAACCTATTACTGGTACAAAGCACGCGGCATCTGCCCGCGCTGCGGATGCGGGATTGCGGAACCAGGGCGCGTCTACTGCGCCAGGTGCTACCAGCGCATCCGAAACCAGAAGGAGCGCAACGATCCGGGCTGCGTGAAGCGCAAAGCCTACAGTCACGAACGGCGCGAACGCCTGAAAGCGGCGGGGCTGTGCGTGGATTGCGGCGGGGAAAAGGCCGCGAAGGGCCGGACGCGATGTGCGAAGTGCGAGGGGAAGATGAAGGAGAGCAGGAAGAAATGGGAAATCCTGCACGCAATGGATATGGAAGCGGAGGAGGCGAGAAAGAGGAATGGCCGATAGGGAGAAGGTATTGCAGGCATTGGAACACTGCGACCTATGCAGCGATATGCCGAATTGCCCGGGGTGCGCCTATTTGAGCGAGCCTAACTGCATGGAGCATCTGAAGCTGGACATTATCGCGCTGCTGAAAGCGCAGGAACCTAACGAAGATTGGATTAGTCGTAAGCGGCTTAAAGACGAAATCCAATATTACATTGACGAAGCAGGATGGGGCGACGAGGCTAATAAGGTGCTTGGTTGGTGCATGGAGTTTATCGACAACCAAAGGGCGGTGAAGTGGGAATGAATGTCGTAACACATGATTGCTGGAACTGCCGCTATGGTTTGGGCGGCGGGCTGTGCAGGCTGAACCTGGAAGGCGAGTGCGCGGCGGGCGACGAACCCGTTGCGTGGGAGCCAAAGGAGGAGGAATGAATATCGGGCTGCATGACAGCGATAACACAGGGTTTCCGAATCTTGCGCTGATGAAGCTGTCCGCGTGGCACAAGTCACATGGTGATGAGGTGGAATGGTGGAACCCTCTCCTGACGTATGACCGCGTGTATTCGTCAAAGGTGTTCACGTTTACGCCGGAAAGCCCATATCTCCCGGAGAACACAGTGAGGGGTGGGACAGGGTACGGCATAATGGACGAATTGCCGCCGGAAATCGACGCAATGTTCCCAGATTACAGTCTCTATCCGAAGTGCGACCATGCGATTGGATTCCTTACGCGCGGGTGCATCAGAAAATGCCCGTGGTGCATTGTGCCAAAGAAGGAAGGCAGGATACGGCCTTACATGTCATGGCGTGAGATCAAACGGCCTGACAGCCGGGACATCGTGTTCATGGACAACAACGTGCTGGCCTGCCCTTGGGGATTGGAGCAGATCGAGGATATGAGCGGCAAGAACGTGCGCGTGGACTTCAACCAAGGTCTGGACGCCCGGCTGATTACAGACGATGTGGCAAAGATGCTGTCCCGGCTGAAATGGATAGAGTTTATCCGCATGAGCGCTGATACGGACGCGATGCTGGACGTAGTAATCACAGCCATAAAGCGGTTGCAGGAATACGGCGTGAAACCGTACAGGGCATTCGTATATGTGCTGGTGCAGGACATTGAATCAGCGGAGAGACGGGCAATCGCGCTGAGGGACATAGGGGCGGTGCCGTTTGCGCAGCCGTACAGGGACTTCACATCAAACGCTGAACCACCAACTGAATTGAAAGACCTTGCCAGATGGGTGAATCATAAGGCGGTTTTCAAGACGGTGAGGACATTCTCGGAATACAAAGCAAGGAGGGGAGCAGGATGAACGTTGAGTACACCAGCGACATGGTGCGGGTGGTGCATGGGCGGTGGACAGAACGGCACGTAGATTATGCTTCGGACTGCGCAATTGATGAAGTGCAAACGGCGAAGTGTTCTGCCTGCGGCCTGTACCACACTACGCCGTACCTGTACAGCTTCACGGACTATAAATTCTGCCCGAATTGCGGGGCAGACATGAGGGAGGACGAACATGGGAACAGTGAAAATCCTTGACCAGACCACCCGCCAGCCCATCACCTTGATCGGGCAGATGGCGGGGGTGTGCTGGGGCGCGGACACGACGGACGCGGCGAAGAACTATAAGCGCGGATGGGACTGCATCGAGAGTGGCCACGGGCGGACGTTTGAGTTCCCAGACGTGTACATGGAGTTGGACGGCTACAGCGCCCGCGTGATCCGCGAGTGGTACACGCACATCGGCGGGATGCCGACGAGGTTGCAGGCGTCAACGAGGTACATTGACTATGGCGATTTCGATTACGTCCGCCCAGACAGCATAACCCACAAACTGGACGCACGAATCGAATACGATGCAGCCATGCACCAGATAGCACAAACGGTTCAGCAGCTTGTGGATATGGGCGTTCCCCGCGAGGACGCCGCCCTGCTCCTGCCGCTGGGCATGACCACCCGCATTGTGTGCAAGCATAACCTGCGCAACCTGATCGACATGTCGCGGCAGCGGTTGTGCAACCGGGCGTACTGGGAGTTCCGCGACCTTTTCAGGGACGTCTCCTTGGCGCTGGCGGACTACGGCGAGGAGTGGGCGCGGATCATTAACACGCAGTTCATGCCGAAGTGCCACGCGCTGGGCTACTGCCCGGAGAAGCACGGGTGCGGGAAGTATCCGCACAAGGAGGTGTGACCGTGCCGACGAAAAACGGGATCAGCCTGAGCAATGGCGTGTTGTACACGGAGGACGGCGAGATGGTCCGATTGCAGGACATCGGGGATGCGACCATCACGGAAGGGCCGGATCTGACGAGAAGTGACGCGATAGACTTCTGGACCGGGGAGTGGAGCGGGACGGTTGTGCTGACCAGATCTCTTTTGAGGAAAATGACGCGACTGGTCTACGGCTGGAGGGCCAGAGGGCCAATTCGCAAGCGGGTGCTGCATAAGCTGTGGAGGGCGTACGGATGGCAAGGATGATCGACGCTGACAATATTATCTCAGTCTGCGAGATTCTGTCTGAAAAGGGCAATGACCCACACTACTGGAACCAGCTTATATCAATTATCAAGGATGTGCCCGCCATCGACGCTATCCCGGTGGAATGGTTGGAACAGCAGCGCGACAAGCGGCGGGCGGCAGCGGCGGCACATTCACGGATCAGCAGCATGACGGTGCTGGAGGCAATCAACGTGGTGCTGGAGTTGTGGGCGCAGGAACAGGAGGCGAGATAATGCCAGTGGAAAACGCCATTGCGATTGGGGCATTTGTGCTGGGGATCATGGTCGGATTTATGCTTGGTACATTATGAGGGCGGATTAGCATGTTTCTGGTTTTGCACGACGCCATCACGGGCGCGGAGATCTTCATCCGCGCCGACAGCGTGGAGATGGTATCGACGGATGACGAGCTGCGGCGCACGCGGGTGCTGATGTCCAGCGGCACTGCCGCGTGGGTGCAGGAGACGCCGGGGAGCGTCGTGGGACTGATTTTGCAGGAGGAGGAATAACATGGCGGAAAAATACAAGCGACACGAAGTAGATGCTGGTGTATTTGCCGAAATGCTGCCGGAAGGCGCGAAGCTGTACGAACGGCATAAGACCCCGCTACTGGAGTTTAGACAGAATAGAATCAAGTACAAAATGACAGACTTCCAGCTTTTACATCCGTTGGGCGTTGAGGCGTTCAGAATGTGCTTGGGCGAGATGATGAGTGACCCCGACGCAGAGGAATGCCGAATTGAAGTCAGCGAAGGCGTTGATGATGACACGGTAGAAATCATCATAGATATTGTGATGGGCTTTGAATATCAAGCCGAAAAAGGAGGGAAAAACGGCTTCTATATCGGATCGTGCGTAATTCCAAGCATGCGTTGTGAAGAACAAGATGGAAAGAAAACACTCGTTTTCAAGTTCAACGGAGAGTTCTCGCGGTGCGCCTACGACTACGCGCACATGCACGCGGGGGAAAACATAACGCTTGCCGGACTTGTTATTTATGCTGTGGAAGCACATATGAAAGACATGGAGGAAAACACATGAAGAAATATCTGATTCTGCTGCTGATCGTGCTGGTGGTGACGCTGACGGGGTGCCAGATCAAGCACGGCAACCGCATTGTGGAGGGTAAGGACGTGCAGACGTTCACCTATGCCTACATCCGGCTGGGTGACAAGGACATCGACCAAGGCTATGTGACGCAGTGGCGCGACTACGACAACAGCGACGTGGTGCAAGTGCTGATCAACGGCAAGTTTTACCTGACGCATTATAGCTGCGTCGTGCTGGTGGCTGACCCGTCGCAAGGCGCGCTGCAGTATGACATGGGGCTGGCGAACTGAGCCAGGAAGGAGCACAAATGACACTGAATGAATACCAATCCCTCGCCCGCCGAACGCAGAACCCCGCGCTGTCGCCGCGAGAACAGCTTGAGCACGCGCTGTGGGGCCTGTCCTCGGAGGTCGGGGAGGTGTGCAGCTTACACCAAAAGACACACCAGGGCCACCCCATGGACGCGAACGCGCTGCGCAAGGAGATCGGGGATTGTCTTTGGATGCTGGCGGAGCTGTGCGACGTGTACGGCTTCACGCTGGAGGGCGTCGCGGAAGAGAACATCGCCAAGCTGCGCAAGCGGTATCCTGACGGATTCGACGCGGAGCACAGCGTACACCGGGAGGCGTGAGCCATGCGCAAGCGGCGGTATTTCAGCCTGCGGAGGTTCAGATGCCCGGAGTGCGGCGCGGTGCTCACCGCAACCAAGCACACCAAGCGCACAGGCGACGGGCATGTCAAGACCATGTGGTGCTTCACCTGCAAGGCAGAACGGGATTTCGTACAGGTGGACGTGGACAAGGCGAAATAGGAGGTACATATGCTTCTCACCATCGACGCCCCGGACGGCCTGAACGTCATGTTCATCGGCTACGTCGCCCGGGATGAAAACGGCATGCTTTTCATGTCGCAGCACTGCGCGACAGCAGAGGAAATGAAGGGCGAAACGCCCATCGAATTGAAGAAAGGAATCGAAGACGATGAATAAAGTGATCCTGATCGGCAACCTCGCCTCCGACCCGGAGGCCCACACCACCCAGTCCGGCATTTCCCAGAGCGCGTTCCGCATCGCCGTGCAGCGCAGGTACTCCAACAGGGACGGCGTGCGCGAGGCCGATTTTTTCCCCGTCGTCGCGTGGCGGCAGACCGCCGATTTTTGCAACAAGTACCTGACCAAGGGCCGCAAGGTCGCCGTGGAGGGGACGCTCCAGACGCGCTCCTGGGAGGCCCAGGACGGCTCCAAGCGCTGGGTGACCGAAGTCATTGCCGACAGCGTGGAGGCACTCACAAAGGCCGAGGACGCGCCCAGGGAGGCGCAGAAGCCCGATGATTTCGTGGAAGTGGAAGATGATTCCGAACTGCCGTTCTAAGGAGGCGTGAACATGCAGCGCATCGAGGCCAACCCAAAGGACCGCCCAAGCCAGATGGACTATAACCGCGCCCATTCCTTCCTGACGCTCGTCAAGTCCAGCGATTTTTTGACGCCGGAGGAAAAAATGAACCTGCGCCACCGCGCCCTGCACGGGGATCTTTCCGGCGCGCGCCGCGAATATGCCCAGCTCGCGACGGGGAGGGTTTTGCCATGACGCAGAACGAAAAAATCCTGCGCCACCTGCAGGATTTCGGCAGCATCACCACCATGGAGGCGTTCACGGAGTACGGATGCACCCGCCTGTCGGCAAGGATCAAGGATTTGCGCGACGACGGCCACGAAATCCGCACGACGTTTGAATCCGCCCGGAACCGCTACGGCGACAAGGTCAGCTATGCGAGGTACACGATGAGGAGGCGAATATGACTGCAAAGGAGTTCCTGAACCAGGCCCGGAACATCGACCGGAGGATTGACCATGTACAGGAGCGCATTGACCGCCTCCGTACACGGCTGGAATCCGGGCGCATGTCAAGACTCACCGGGATGCCTCGCGGCGGCAGCGGCGACTGGACCGACGCCGAAGCCCAGCTCATCGACCTCGAAAAGCGCTATGGCGCGGAGATCAGCAGCATGTGCCGCATGAAAATCCTCGTCTCTGACGCGATTCACACCGTTGGAAACTCCACCTACGAGGATTTGCTGAAACTCCGCTACATCGACGGGAAAACGTGGGAGTCCGTCGCCGAGGCCATGGGCTACGACGTGCGCTACGTCCAGCGAATGCACGGCAAGGCACTACTGCGTGTGATCGTGCCAGAGGAATACAGGTAAGCGAAACGACCGCCGGGATACTATTCCCCGCGGTCGTTGTCTTTCAGTCTTTCACGATGCTACATGTAAATCAGCGTTTCTTTGCTATACCCATCGTCGGCAACTACCTTCACCCCGACGTTGCACAGGGCTTTCATCTCGTTCCTGGCTATCAGGTCGGCACGGGCGCTGCTCTCCGTAGTGAAGGACTTCCACCAGCGCTTCGCGTTCCTGCGCTTTACCCAAATCGTGAACTTCATCGTTCTCTCTCCTTTCCTCGCCGGGGTTTAGCCGCCCTCCGCGGGATCAGCAAAGCGCAATACATGTCCGACGCCCTCCGCGCCGCCCTTGACGCCGACGGCATGACGCTCGATTCCCTCCCCGACGAATAACCTTTACGCCCCCCGCGCCCATGCGGGGGGATTTTTTCGCCATTTCACCCATTTCCCCCGCCAAAAAGACATGAAAAGACATGGTATGACATGCTCAAATTGTGATATCTTTATAATGGAGCCGAAGGAACGCAAGCGCTCCGGCGGCTCCATTTAAAGATATACGGATTTCACGCGCCCCAGGGCGCTTTTTTTGTGTTTGTGAGGTGATTCCATGGCCGCGAATCTTCGCCCACTGGCGCGGAAGCTCCAAACCGCGCTTGCAATCCGCCAGGGCCGCCGGTTCACCATCTCGCAATATCAAGCCTGGTCCGCAAAAGCAAACCGCATGGTTACAAAATACGTAGTTGCCGAGTATTTCCCCGACGCCGGCAATTATCAGAACAGACTCGCAACATGGAATTACGCCGAAATCGTGAAATATTTCGCAGCCGAATTGAACGGAGGAAATGCAAATGGCGCTGGATGAATACGGATTGACACCCAAGCAGCGCGCCTTCTGCGACTATTACCTCCAATGCGGGAACGCGTCCGAGGCCGCCAGGAAAGCGGGATACAAATTCCCGGAACAAAGCGCAAAAGATAACACCCGAAAGCCCACGTGCAAAGCATATTTAGCCCAGCGCATGCAACCCACAGTAGACAAGCGCATCGCCGACGCCGACGAGGTATTACAGTACCTCTCCGACGTCATGCGCGGAGCGATCAAGGACCAATTCGGCCTGGACGCCAGCTTGCAGGACCGAACCAAAGCGGCGCAGGAACTGATGAAAAGATACGCAGTGGCCGACATGCGCCAGGCCAGCACTATGCAGCGCCTCGACTCTCTCTTCGTAGAGTTCCGCGCGGCGCTCGCCTCCGACGCCACAGCGCCCACAGCGCCCCCGGAGAGCGCCCCACAGCCCGAGGCACAGCCCGAGGCCCACAGCCCCGAGGACGGCCCGCAACCCGAGGCCATGCCCAGCGCCGGAACCGACACCACAACCCCGGAGGGCGGCGCTCCCACTGCATAGCCCAGTGCATACGCTGCATATACGCCCATAAGGCGCGAGTACATGCACCATAAGTTGTAATTTGACGCCATATCTTTTCGTCAAAGTATTCTTTTGCGCATACTTCGCCCTATGGGCAAGGCCACTCGCCCCAGTAGTAGCGCCGCCACGCCCCGCCGCCACGCCCCCGGCCCCCGAGGCCCCACCCCCACCCCCACCCCCCTCCCGCGCGCCCCGCCGCGCGAAGAGGACATGACACATAAATTTTTTTAATTCCCTCTGACGGCCCCAAAATTTTCCCGGCAAATACGAATTACGGCGCGAGAAAGGACGTAGAGCATGCTGCTGACTCCGAAGCAAAAGGAATTCGTATTGAACGGGAATCACAGGTGGAACTTCAAGGGTGGTGCGACTCGAAGCGGGAAAACGTATCTCGACTTCAAGTGGATCATTCCGATGCGGCTGCGGGAGCGAATCGGGAAAGACGGGCTAGCTGTGATCCTGGGAGTAACGAAGAGCACGATCGAGCGGAACGTCTTGGAGCCGATGCGGAGCCTGTACGGTGACGATCTCGTGGGGTACATCGGGTCAGACAACACGACGCGGTTGTTTGGCGAGAGATGTTACTGCCTGGGCGCGGAGAAACTGTCGCAAGTCTCGAAGCTGCGCGGTTCTTCGATCAAGTACTGTTATGGAGACGAGGTTGCGGACTGGTCAGAGGACGTGTTCAACCTGTTGAAGTCCCGTTTGGATAAGAGTTACTCGTGTTTTGACGGGACGTACAATCCACAGGGGCCGGACCACTGGCTGCACAAGTTCCTGCAATCGGATGCGGACATCTTTTCGCAGACATACGGGATTGACGACAATCCATTCTTGCCGCCGGAGTTTGTTGCGAACCTGAAAGCGGAGTATGCGGGGACGGTGTTGTACGATCGGTACATACTGGGCTTGTGGGCGGCTGCGGAGGGCGCGCTGTTCACGGCGTATCCGAAGTACACAGACGATGCGACTTTGTTCCGGGACGGGATTGCGCACATAGACGCCGCGTATGGCGGCGAGGACTATACGGCGTTCACGTGTGCGAAGCGGCAGGGCGACACGTTGTACATGTACGGGAAGCTGTGGCACAGGCATGTTGACACAGTGATAGATACGTGCATAGAGGACGCGAAGCGGCTGTTGTGCGCGCCGATTCTGACAGAGACGAACGCCGACAAGGGGTATCTTGCGAAGGAGATCATGCGGCGTGAGTACAGTGCGCGAACGTATCACGAAGACATGAACAAACACTTGAAGATTGCGACGTTTCTCAAGAAATGGTGGGGAAACGTCGTTTTTCTTGCGGGAACAGACAAGGGCTATGTGGCGCAGATCCTGTCATACACGGAGGATTCGCCCCACGACGACGCGCCTGACAGTGCCGCGTGTGTGGCGCGTTGGTACGACAAGCGCGGCGGGCAAGAGTATAAGTCGATTCTCGGATTGTAATAGGCTGGATATGTCCAGGGTGGTTTCGCTCCTTTCGCTGCCGTGGGCATGGGACAAAGTGCGGGGGCTTTGGTTTTTCACCCCGCCACCTCCTGCGGTGGAGGGGCCGTGGGAAAATTTTTGGCAAAAATAGAGTAGTCGGCCTGTTTAGGCCGGGGATATTTACCACCGGTGGCGGGGCTGGTGCATTACGGGGGGATTCCATTGTACACGTATCAGGATTTTGAGAGTGCCGATGACCGCACTGCGTTCATCGCGAAGGCCATTAACGACCATCGCGCGAGCCATGCCTACAAGAGGGCAGTTGACGCCAAGTTGTACGACCAGCAGCAGGACGTGACGATCAATAACGTCGTGCATTACATCTATACGGCTGCCGGCATCAAGATGGAGGACCCCACGTCAAGCAACAACAAGATCGCGTCAAACTTCTTCCACAGGCTGAACACGCAGCGCGTGTCCTATCTCCTTGGGAACGGCGTGAGTTTTGTTGACCATGTGATTGAAGTCAAGGGCGAAGACGGGGAACCCGTCAAGATCGACCAGACAAAAGAGACCCTGGGCGATGACTTCGACACGCGGGCATTTGACATCGTGTATTCCGGGGAGATCAGCGGAAAGAGCTACTGTTACGTGACCTACGACTCCGAAGAGGGTTACTCGTTCTACCTGTTCCCGTTTACGGAGTTTGTGCCATTGGTTGACGAGACAGACGGCAGGCTGAGGGCAGGGATTCGGTTCTGGAGTCTGGACTGGGAGCGGCGGCCCATCACTGCAGTGCTGTATGAAGCGGACGGCATCACGCGGTACAGGACCAAGCCCGGCTCCAAGGGGCTTGACCTGGTTGTGGTGGAGAATAAGCATCCCTATAACAAGGTGATTCTCACGACAGACGCAGAGGGCAGTGAAGTAATCGGTTATGAGAACCGATTCTCCGACCTGCCCATCATTCCGTATTACGGGAAGGATGAACGGTCTACCCTGGACGGCATGCAGGCGTCGATTGACAGTTATGACCTGATCCAGAGCGGGTTTGCCAACGACCTGCAGGACTGCGCGCAGATCTACTGGCTCGTGGGCGGTTCTCTGGGCATGGACGACAACTCCTTGAAGCAATTCCGGGAGCGGTTGCTGTTCCAGCACATCGGCGTTGCGGACCTGGACAACAGCTCTGTGACGCCGTATACCCAGCAGATCCCCTATGAGGCGCGGGTTGCGTACCTGAAACACATACGCAACAGCATCTATGAGGGCTTCGGCGCTCTGGACGTGACGAACATCAATTCCGGCGACAGGACCGCCACGGAGATCGAGGCGGCCTATGAGGCACTGGAGCAGGAAGCGGACGCCCTGGAAGGGCGTGTCACGGACTTCATCCGCCGGCTTTTGAAGCTGCTGGGGATCAAGGACGTTCCGCAGTACAAGAGAAACCGCATCTCCAATCAGTTGGAGCAGACGCAGATGATTATCATGGCCGCGGAGCATCTGTCCGAGCGGGCCATTTTGGAGAAGCTGCCCTGGGTGACCGTCGATGAAGTGGACAAGATTCTGGCCGAGCGCGACGGAGAGATAGACGAGCGCCACGAGGACGAAGAGGACCGCAGCCTGGACAATGGCAGCATGCTAGAGGCGGGTGAAATCATGTGAACGACCGGCACCCGGGCGACGGCGTCCTGGAGGACGTTCTGAGGCAGATTCGCCCATTGTATAACGCGCCCGGGGATCGTACAAGGGAACGGCTTGAAGCGTTCCTGCGGCCCCGTGCAAGCGGCATGCGGCATCGCAAGAACGAATCCCTTGCGGACTACCGAGCACGGCTCCTGCAGGCGTTCTCCGGGCCGCGCTGGCTACTGTTGCGGCGGATGATTGCTTCGGACTACACGGGAGTCAATGAGAAGGCGACGGAGCAGATCAACGCCGGTTTGGAGGCCGCGTTCGCCGCGGGATTCAACGAATCCGCCTATGTGATGGCTTTATCCGGGGCGAATATGTGGCCCATCACAGTTTTGGCCGTGGCAAAACTGCTGGCTGCCGGCATTATTTCGCTGAAAAAGCGGAAATTGAAGCGGACCAAGGACATCGCATACAATTCCGGGCGCGTACAAAGCGCCGTTCTGGCGGCCATCATGGCGGGTGTGGCGATCGAGAAGCTGTCCGGGAGCGTATCAGAGGCCATGAGCAGCGCGCGAATGCGCGAAACCACGGCCTATGCCCGCGCTGCCATCTATGGAGCCTCCGACAGCGGCGCGTATTATGCGGGGTTGGAGGCGGAACAATCCGGCGCAGAGATCGAAAAGACGTGGCTTGCCATCATGGACATGCGCGTGCGCCCATCTCACAGCAACCTCCACGGAACGACGATCCCACTTCATGAGAAGTTTCACGGCTACTATGGCGTGTTGAGGTATCCCCACGACCCGGAAGCCCCGCCGCAGGAGATTTACAGGTGCAGATGCCGCATGGCGGTGCATCTGGCGGGCAAATCCCCTGGCGAATACAGCCGGAGGCTGCTGCCCACGGAGACGGCGGCCTATCAGAGATGGCGAGACAGGCAAATCCGCAAGGCCGGCGGCGAAGTGGAACTTGCGAAGCTGCATGAACGGCGGCTAAAGGGGGCATAAGGCATGCCAAATTATACGTTCACGGTAAAAATAACCAAGAACAACAAGGACGCATTCCTACGCGCGCTGCCCGGCGCAATCCAGAAGAGCCTGAGCGAAATTGGCGACGCGATTGTCAAGCACACGCAGGAAAAAGTGCCCATTGATACCGGCGCACTGCGCGACAGCTACATGAAGGATGTCAACGAGTCTGCGCAGACTGTCCGCGTAGGCAGTCCATTGGACTACAGCGCCTATGTGGAGCTGGGCACCGGCCCGAATTATGAAACGCCGCCCGACTGGGTGACCAACAATGCCCAGCGTGGCTATCACCTGGAGGACCCATGGTGGTATCTGGGCGATGACGGCGAGTGGCACCAGGGCTGGTTTGTGCGCGCACGGCCGCACCTTCGGCCTGCGTTCACAGACCATGTAGACGAATACAAACGCATTTTCAAGACAAACCTTCAAAATGCATAGGTAAAATCAGCGCTTCGGCGCTGTTTTTATATGGGCGAAGCACTGCCCGCCGAAGCAACATGAACGCGAGGACAGCGGGTAGCTACCGTTTCAATGCCCAATCATTGATTACTCGCTTCATGATATACAACCTATTGGGAGGTACAACATGTGGAAGGCAATTGATGACCAAGGCGTTTATTCTGTCAGCGAAAATGGAGACGTGCGTAATAATTCTACAGGAAGAATTTTGAAGCCATTCACAACGTGGAATGGCTATTTACGTGTATGTCTTCATGGCAAATGCCATCGCGTACATAGACTTGTTGCCGAGGCGTTTTTGAAAAACGAGCAAGGGTACACACAGATAAACCATAAGGATGGTAACAAGCAGAACAACAGATGCGATAACCTTGAATGGTGCTCATCTAGCCAGAACATACAGCACGCTTATAAGGCTGGACTTAGAACTCCAGATTACGCGAACATCAAGAAACCACGCGCAGTATTGCAATTGTCGCTCGACGGCAGTTTAATTGCCAGATTTGACAGCGCAATTGCAATTGAGAGAGCGCTTGGATTTGATAACAGCAATATCTCGAAGGCGTGTAGAGGAAAGCAGAACACAGCATATGGTTATAAATGGCAATATGCCAGTTTATAATACTCCTCTTCGCAAAAGCAACTGCGACGAAGCAACGACAGGAGGAATGACTTATCGCACTTACCCGATCCATGCTGAAAGGCATGAGCCTGACCGAAGAACAGGTCAGCGCGATTATCGACGCCCACAAGGAGACCGTCGATGCCCTCAAAGAACAGAGGGACACCTACAAGGCCGACGCTGAAAAGCTGGGCCGCGTCCAGCAGGAATTGGACGAAATGAAGTCCGGCAAAGACTGGAAGGCCGAATACGACAAGCTGGACAAGTCCTTCAAGGACTACAAGGCCGAAGTTGCGGGCAAGGAAACGCTCACGGCGAAGCAGGCCGCCTTCCGCAAACTGCTGACAGCCGAGAACATCCCCGGCAAATTCCACGACAGGATCGTGAAAATGACCGATTTTGACGGCATGGAACTGGACGGGGACGCATTCAAGGACGAGCAGCAGCAGCGCGAGACAATCAAGAAAGACTGGGGCGAGTTCGTTGCCACCAGCAACACCAAGGGCGATTCGCCTGAGACGCCGCCGGCGGGCAACAGCAACATGACCCGCAAGGAGATCCTGGAGATCAAGGACACGGCGGCGCGGCAGAAGGCCATCGCCGAGAATCTGAACCTTTTCAGGTAGAAAGGAATGGAAAACCATGGCTGCGACCAATGTTGAAACCCTTACCAATCCGCGGGACTCCCTGCCGAATGTCTATAGCAATATCACCGCCCGCGAGATCGACTTCGTGACCCGCTTCGGCAAGAATTGGGACGCCCTGCGCGAAATCATCGGCATCATGCGCCCGATTCGCCGCGCTCCCGGCTCCACCCTGATCTCCTACACCGCCGACGTGGCGCTGGAGAGCGGAAACGTCGATCCCGGCGAGGTCATCCCCTACTCCAAGGCGACCATCTCCCAGGCTTCCACTGGTTCCCTGACCATCGAGAAGTACGCCAAGGCCGTGCCCATTGAGGACGTAAACCAGTACGGTGCGGCAATCGCCATCGTGAAGAGTGACGACGCCTTCCTGACCAAGCTGCAGAACGTGGTTCTGGGCCGCTTCTACACCTTCCTGAACACCGGCACCCTGACCGGCGTTGCGAACGGATGGCAGGCCGCCCTTGCCAGGGCGCAGGGCGAGGTGCTGAACAAGTTCGCCACCATGCAGAAGGACGTCACCGGCGTCGTGGGCTTCGCCAACATCCTGGACGCCTACGAGTATCTGGGCGCTGCCAACATCACCGTGCAGAACCGGTTCGGCCTGACCTACATCAAGGACTTCCTTGGCTACAGCACCCTGTTCCTGCTGCCCGCCAACTTCATCAAGCGCGGCAAGGTCCTGGCGACTCCCGTTGAAAACATCATCCTGTACTATGTCGATCCCGGCGACTCCGAGTTCGCGCGCCTGGGTCTGGACTACACCGTGCAGGGCGAGACCAACCTGATCGGCTTCCATGCGCAGGGCAACTACTCCACCGCCGTGGGCGAATCCTACGCGCTGATGGGCATGTCCCTGTGGGCCGAGTATCTGGACGGCATCGCCAACATCACCATGGACCCGTCCGTCGCTCTGGATAAGTCCACCGCGACTGTCGCTGCCGGTTCCACCGTGGCCCTGACCGCGACCACCACTCCGGCCGGTGAGACCGTTACCTGGACTTCCAACGACACCACCAAGGCGACCGTATCCTCCGGCACCGTCACCGGCGTTGCGGCTGGCTCTGCGAAGATCACTGCCAGCATCACCGTGGACGGCAAGACCTACGAGGATAGCTGCACTGTGACTGTCACTGCGGCGGGTTAAGCCTATGGCCTATCGCGCGGCAGTTGATTTCATCGACCTGCAAGACGAGAACAGGCTGTACAAAGCGGGGGAGAAATTCCCCCGCGACGGCCTGGAAGTCTCTGCGGCGCGGCTGACGGAATTGTCCACGGATGCAAACCGCATGGGCTATCCGCTGATCGCTGCCGCGCAGGACGATAAGAAGCCCACCCGAAAGAGGGTGAAGAAGCATGAGCGGGATGATTGAGCAGGTTTGCGCTCATATCCACAACTACTTTGAGGTAGACGACACCACCGGACAGAGGATGATCCATCCCGGCACGTACACGATTGAGAACGGCCTCATTACGCTGCCGTTTCTGACTGCCGGCAACTATTTCAGGATCATGGGTTCCGAAAGGAACAACGGCGTTTTCGAGTATAAGGAAGCCATTGACGAAGAGGAACCCGAGCTTGTGGACGAGACGTTCACCGGAGTGATCTGGAAGATGCGTCCCCCCAAGGCGTTCCTGAAAATCGTCGCCGACATCGAGGACTGGATGGACAAGTACGGCGAGATCATGCGCAATCCCTACCAGTCCGAGGACGTCATCGGCGTGTACAGTTACACGAAGATGACGAGCGGCAAGGTTTCCGGCGACTTCATCGCCACCTGGGAGAACGTCTACAAGAACCAACTCGACACGTGGAGGAAACTCGCATGAACCTGCTGGAAAGCATGTATGAGCCTTACGTGATGATGGACAAGGTGTCCGTTGATGATGACGTGGGCACATTCAAGTACACATGGGTGGAAGGCGCGACCTTTAACGGATACGTGAAGAAGGTCAACGCGCCGGAGGTCACCATTGCCGAACAGCAGGGCGTGAACGAATTGTTCATTGTGATCGTGCCAAAGCCTGTTCCCCTGGAGTATCACGATGTGTTCAAGCGCGTAAGCGACGGCGCGATGTTTCGCATGACGTCCATGACGCTGGACGATGCCGCGCCCGCCGCCTCCACAGTGCAGATTGCCAAGGGCAATTGCGAAAGGTGGGAGCTGCCATGAAGCAGACCGCGAAAGCCTTGAAGAAGTTCTTCGGCGGCTTTGGCATTCCGGCTTACATCAGCGACAACCTTCCGGACAACGTGAAGATGCCCTACATCACCTATGACCTTGTGGAGCCTGAACCGCTGGCCTATGGCTACATGAACGCCTCCGTATGGTACAAAAGCGAATCAGCGTTGGAGCTGATCGAGAAGGTGGACGAGATCAAGGCCGCGATTGGCGAGGGCGTCAGCTTGCCCACCGAAAGCGGGGCCGTGTATCTGTTCCGCGAACAAAACGCGACGTTCGCGCAGATCCGGAACGACCCGAACCCGGAGACCAAGCGCGCCTATCTCTCCATGATTATCCACTGCAACACCCTGTAAGGAGATGAGTATATGGAATATACCCAGATTCGCGAGGACACCTTTGAAACGCTCGCAATGAACGCGGGCGTTCTTTTGCGTGACTTCGACATCGAAAACAACACCTATTCCAAGTCCGACATCATTGCCAGCACGACGGGCGGCATCAACTTCAAAGCAACGCCGAGTTTTAAGGACTTCGGCGAAGATATTGATAACTGCCCCAAGAACATGAAGGAGCTGATGAAGCTCGACGACTGGGAGATCACCCTGTCCGGCACGTTTGTCACCGCAGACACGCCCGCCGCACAACTGCTGATCGGCCTTGCAGACCTTGGCAACGACGGAAACGGCAAGATCGTGCCGCGCGCCGACGTCGACGCCGAGAAGGATTTCGTCGACCTCTGGTTCTGCGTGGACTATGGCAACGTGAACACCGGCAGCAATCCGGGCCACTGCGTGATCCACATGATGAACGCCTTCTCCACCGGCGGCTTCCAGATCCAGACCACCGACAAGGAAAAGGGCAAGTTCTCCTTCGAGTTCAAGGCCCACTACAGCATCGACGCGCAGGATACGGTCCCCTTTGAGGTCTATATCAAGAAGGGCACGTCCGCTTCGGATGTCCCGACCATCCGCCTTGGCCGGCAGGTGGCAAATGTGGACGTTGGCGGCACCGTCAAGCTGACGCCCGCGCGCCTGGTCCCTGACGACGCCACCATCACCTGGTCCTCCAGCGATACCGACACCGCTACGGTTTCCGCTGGCACCGTCACCGGCGTCGCGGCTGGCAACACCATCATCACCGCGTCCATCACGGTCAGCGGCGTCACCTACGCGGACACCTGCGCCGTGATCGTCACATCCGAATAACCGACCTGGCCCGGGGCACGTCCCCGGGCCTATCAAACTATAGGAGGTTCACCATGAAGCACCTTGCAAACTGCACTCCCCGCGAGTTCATGGCGCAGACCGTCAAGATGCGCCGGGACGTTGAAAAGTGGCTCTCTGAGACCGGCATGTCTGAAATCAGGAAGCGCGTGCCGGAGGGCTACGAGAAGATGAAGCCCGCGGAGCGCGCGGAGGCCATCAACAGGCAGGCAAACGAGAACCTGGGCGACATGGCATGGGCGGCAATGGAAAAGGACCCGGAGGGCACGCTGCACGTGCTGGGCCTGTGCACCTTCTCCGACGCGGGCGCGGACGACGCGCCGTCCATGTCCGAGTACCTGGGCGCGGTGCTGGAGATGATGTCCAACGAGGCCGTGCGTAATTTTTTTATGCTGTGTCTGCGGCCGGCGCAGATCAGTTCTTCCGAGGGCTGAGCGCCGTCCGGCTGGACATGCTCGACCTGCTGGGCGCGGATTACATGATGGACGCCGTCATTGACGCCATCAACGCGCGCCGCGAGCAGGAAGTCTACCAGGATTACATCGCGGAATGCCTGCGCGGCATCGGCTCGCCGATCATGAAGATTGCGCGGCTACGCGACATTTTGCACCCGCAACCCATCGACCCCCGTTCCGGCCTTGAGATCGCCGTGGACATGCTCGACAAATTCGGTATAAAGGCGGCGAACTAAATGGATCTATTCACGCTATCCGCGTCTCTGGGACTGGACACCAGCGGCTTTACCTCCGGCCTGAGCGGCGTAGAGGCGCTGGTCAACAGCGCCGTTCCGGGGCTTGGCACTGTGCTTGGCGGGATGGGAACCGTTGCCACAAAGGCGCTCTCAGCCGCCGGCAGCGCCGCGTGGAGCTTCGCAAAGGACGTTGTGAACACGGGCATGAACGTGGACAAGTCCTTCTCCAATGTTCAGGCTGTGCTTGGCACTGCAGAAGGCACCGCTGCAAACATGAACCGCCTGCTGACCAACGGGCGCTCAGTGGCATCCGATTCAATCTTTACGCTGTCAGAAGTCGGAGACGCCTATTACTACATGGGCATGGCGGGTTGGAAAACAGATCAGATGCTCGCCGGCCTTCCGGGCGTCATCAACCTGGCGGCGGCGTCCGGCGAAGACTTAGCGACCACTTCAGACATCGTCACCGACAGTCTGACGGGCTTCGGACTGGGTGCCGGGCAGGCGGCCCACTTCGCGGACGTCATGGCGGCGGCCGCCACAAACTCCAACACCGACGTCAGCCGAATGGGCCAGACGTTCAAATACCTCGCCCCTGTGGCAGGCGCGCTGGGCTACTCCATCGAGGACATGGCAACGTCCATCGGCGTGGCTGCAAACGCAGGTATCAAGGGCACCACGGCCGGCACTTCCCTGCGGAATATCATCACACGACTGGCGACAGACGCAGGCTCCAGCAGCAAATCCATCGGCGCACTTGGCGTGCTTACGGACAATCTCGGCGTCAGTTTCTACGACTCCGCCGGCAAAGTGCGCCCGTGGAGCGATGTTATCACCGAGGCACGCGATGCCTGGAAAACCCTCGACCCGAGCAAGGCAAACGAGGTTGCCGCGGCATTCGGCAGTCTGGCTACACAGGGCACGGACGCCGAAACGACGATGCGGGACTTCACGAGCGACCTGGACACCTGGCAGACCGAGTGGAACAGTCTCACCACTGACGCGGAGCGCAACAGTTTCGTTCAGAAGTACGAATCGCAGTTCAGTGCCCTCGGCATCAGCATGCGCGACTCCAAGGGCAATCTCCGCGAGTTCAACGACATTGCGAGCGAGGCGCGCATCAAGCTCGGCGGACTTACGGACGAAGAAAAAACCTTCTACGCCAACAAGATCGGCAACCTGCGCGGCATGGCGACGTGGCTGGCGCTGATGAACGCCACGGACGAGGAATACCAGCAGGTTGCAGACTCCATAAACAACTGCACCGGCGCTGCAGAGACGATGGCTGGCGTCAAGTTGGACAACCTATGGGGCGACGTCGTGATTCTGAACAGCAAGCTGGACATCCTGAAAAGCACGCTGTTTGACGAGATCAAGGGGCCGCTGCGGGAAATTGTTCAGTTTGCGTCCGAGGCCGTAGAAAGCATTTCAAAGGCAGTTGAGACAGGTGGTCTGGAAGGCGGTATCAATGAGCTGGCTGTCCAGTTGGAAAAGGCGGCAGAGAAACTGTCTCCTATCATTGAATCCATCGGAAACGCCCTTGCTCCACTCGTGACATCGCTGATTACGAAGGTTGCCCCGCAGCTTATGTCTACGGCGCTTTCCTTGGGCAACAGCCTCGCAATGGGCCTGCTCACCGGGTTGAGTGGCGTCTTGACAAACACGGACAATCCCGTCCTGAAATATATCGGTGAATCCCTGACAACGGCTGTTGATACCTGGAAATATGGGATGGAGCACAGCCTTTCCGACAACCTGAGTTTGACCGGTACCCTTGGCGCGTTTACCGTTGACGCGCAAAGCGTTGATGTAAACCAGCACTTGGTCGACATGATTCAGGCGAAGATTGACGAGGCCGTCAGCAGCGGGAAGAACACCGTCAAGATTGGGGACTTGGAGTTCAGCACAGATTACACCGCAAAACAGATTGCGGACGCCATCACCGAAGGCGCAAAAAACGGCAGTGCCGAGGCAAAAGAAGTCCTCAGCAGCAACGTTGCCAGCGCCGCGCAGACATCCAAGACAACCCTCACGAGCATGATTTTTCAGGGAATCAGCGGCGGCGGCGCGAGCGGCGCAATCTCCATGGCGAGCAGCGTCACCACCAACATGGTCACCGGCGCGAACAGCCTGTTGAACACGATTTCAAGGGCCATCAGCCAGGGCGGTACATCCGGCGGCAGCCAAGCCGCGGATAACGTGGTGACGAATTTCTACAAGAAAAGTGGAGACCTGAAAACAGCGGTCTCGAACAGCCTCTCCGGAGCCGGAAGCAGCGCCGGAAAGGGCATCGCCAGCGGTGTGCAAAGAGAGTTGAACCTCTGGAAGTTCGGCATCAGCATCATCGGCACGCTGACCGGCATTTTCAGCGGCAGCAAGAAGTATGCCAGCGCCATGCACGGAGGCCGCATCCTACACGGCGCGACCATCTTTGGCGTGGACGGCGAAGGCGACGCGCTGGTTGGCGGTGAAGCCGGCCCGGAGGCGATCATCGGCACGGACGAACTGAGCCGGTTGATCTCCAAGGCCGTGGGGGCCTCCGGCGGGGACACCTACAACACCATCAACGTATACCAGCAGCCCGGGCAGGACCCGAGGGAGCTGGCGGAGATCATCCAGCGGGAGCTGGTGAGGATCGGCAGGCAGCAGAAGGCGGTGTATGCGTAAATGCGGGATTATTTCATCTTCGACGGGCTGGACAGCCGCCGTTATGACGCCTATGTGTTCGACGTGGACGCCCACAACGCGCCCGCCAAGCAGGTGACCACGGCGACGGTACCGGGCAGGAGCGGAGACTTGCTCTTGCCCGGCTGGCGCTTTGGCAACGTCACGCAGAGCTATGACGTGATCATCCTGAAAAACTTTGAGCGCAACTATACGGAGCTGCGGAACTTCCTGCTGTCCCGGGAGGGCTACTGCCGCCTGGAGGACAGCGTCCACCCGGACGAGTTCTACACGGCCTACTTTGCCAGCGACATCCAGCCGGAGTACCGCACGCGCAAGGGCTACGGAAAATTCCGGCTGACGTTCACGCGCAAGCCCCAGCGGTGGCTCAAGAGCGGGGAGCAGGAGATCGTGCTGCGGGAGGGTGGCAGCGCCGTAACGAGCACGGTGACCAACCCCACGCGCTTTGCCTGCTACCCGGAATTTCACTTTCAGGGCAACGCCATGTCCAGCGGGTGCGCGGTGCAGTGGCAATTCTCCTATCCGCTGGAGCCGGGCTACAATCTGGGCCTGCAGACCAAGGTCACGTTCAATTCGTACAGCGGTACAGGATACGCCAAATTGAACAACGGCACCGACGTCACGCTGGACATGGAGACGCTGCAGTGCTATGCCAGCGGCGACTATTTCAACACGGCCATACAGTACACGACGAACGAGCGGTTTCCCTTTCAGCTTGGCGCGGGGGACAACGCTTTCACGTTTACCAATGCCGCGCGAATCACGCGGCTGGCCCTGAAACCGAGGTGGTACATCCTATGACGCCATTGCTTTTCAAAGGCGACGCCACGACCTTCACCGGCGCGGGTCTGGGCGCGCTGCCGGAGTGCACGTTCTGCGAGGTCACCGAGGAGCGCAACGGCATTTTTGAATGCGAGTTCAAATACCCCGTCAACGGGCCGATGTTCAGGAAGATTCGGCCCGGGTGCATCGTGTACGTTCCCTACGACGTGAGCGGGACGAAGGAGCCGTTCGACATTTACGGTTTCAGCGTGGATATCACGGGCATGGCGACGTTCCGGGCGCGGCATATCAGCTATCGGTTGAATACGGTTCTGTATCATCCGAATTACCCATTTTTTGGCCCGCTTAAAAACGGACGATACGGCGTGCTTAATCCACTAAACAATGTAGGCGCTTATTACCATTTAAACCATCTGCGTTATGGCACGCCAAGTTTTACTGGTTCGGGATTTAGCAACGTAGACAGCGAAAACCCATATGTATCCATTAAAACGGATAAAATGATGAGCTTACGCGAGATTCTGGTTGGACAGGAAAATTCAATCGTCGGACAGTCCGGTGCCGAGATCAAATGGACAGCGCTGGCGTGCACTATTTACAAAAGACGCGGCGTGGATAGCACGGCTGTTATTCGCGTCGGGCAAAATCTGTCCGGGATAACGTATGAATATGATGAGTCCGACAAGGTCGACGCGTATATCCCCTATTGGATAGACCCGGACGCGGATTACATCATGAAAAAATACCCTCTTGACCTTCTGCCAAGTAACGCAACGTCATATCCAGATGGCGCGGTTGGCGCACCGTCTCTATATGACCATGTGTATACACACGGCGACTATTTCTCCGCAGTACCCTTGGACGTTTCAAGTGTTTTCGACAAGCAAGTAACAAGTTCAAACCCCGATGGTCTGCCCACTGCGGATGATGTGTATGACTATGCGTGCAACGAATACCGCGTGAAATCCATTGGAAAACCGTATGAAAATCTTGCAATTGATTTCCGGCCCCTTTGGCAGTCGACGGAGTACAGCCGGTACGTCTCCCCGGCGGAAAAGCTGAAGCTGTGCGACACGGCACAGGTCGTCATTCCGGAGCTGGGTATCAACAAACGGATGAAAATATGCAAAACGATTTGGGACGTGCTGCAGGAGAAGTACACACGCCTGGAGTTTGGCAGCTCTCAGCGCACGATTTTCACCGTGGGCTATGACAATGGCACGGCGGAGGAGACCGCTGAGGGCACGGTCATCATCGATGATACCCCCATTGAGGAATAGAGGTGAGCGCACATGGCAAAAACCATCGGCACGAAGGTGCAGGATATTGAAATGGTCCGGGGCGACACGCTGGAGTTTGTGGCGGAGATCAAGAACATTTCCGGCACGGTGAGCGCGGTGAGCTTCGGCTGTCGGCAGAGTCTGGACAGCTCATACTATACGTTTCAAAAGACCCTGGGCAGCGGCATCACCGCCGGCAGCGGCGGGAAATACACCGTCCGCGTCGCCCCGGCGGACACAGCCTCGCTTACAGCGGGGCTGTATTATTATGACCTGCAATTCACCATCGGCAGCGACGTATACACGCCCCTGATCGGCACGCTGCGGCTGCTGCAGGACGTGACGCACACCTAAGGAGGCGAAACGGCATGGAAGTCAACGTGTATTTCAACGGCCCGGCGACCGAGATCGACATGGGGCCGAGGGAGTTTTCCGTCATACCCGCGACGGGACCGGCAGGCGCGGACGGCCAGCCCGGCAGGGACGGCACCATCGAAAACCTGAACGTGGAGGCAGAGACCCTGCCCGCCGGTTCCCAGGCGACGGCCAGCTATGAGAACAACCTGCTTACGCTGGGCATCCCGCAGGGCGCGAAGGGCAATCCGGGCGATGATGGGCAGGATGGCGTCGGCGTCCCCCCCGGCGGCACCACCGGACAGGTGCTCAAAAAGAAAAGCGGCACGGACTATGACACGGAGTGGGCAAACGAATCCGGCGGCGGAGGCGGCGGCACCTGGGGCAGCATCACCGGCACGCTGTCCAATCAGACGGACTTGCAGACGGCACTGGATGAAAAGGCGAAAAAGGCGATCAATGTAAACATATCGTCAAGCGCGGAATTTAGTGTCGGCACCTGGTCATATGATGTGGTAACATATGCGGGCGAGCCGAGCGGTGGAAGCTGTTACTATCGTTTGATAAACACATCGCTTTTTTCTGGTGTAACGATATATCACAAGTTTTCATGCTCTGTTCTAAAAGGATTTAGCGGTGTAGTTTATATTACGACACAGGCTAACGGCATTCTCATTGAAACTTCAAAACAGCCCGAATCATCGTATAGAATTGTAGGCACAATCATCGAGGGGAAAGACGGCACTGCTCCAAGTCCGACGAAGATTACCCCTAGCGTTTCCGGTCTGACCAACGACGCGGGATATGTCACCGCCAAGACCTACAGCACCAGCGAGGTGGCGACCGGGGATACATGGGTGGACGGCAAGCCCATTTACCGGTATGTAATCAACAACGCTGCGGCCACGGCGACGGGCGATGTTGTTCTCGGCACCCTTCCGTCCGTGCCCGACAATGTCATCAGCATAAATGGCGCGCTGCTGACATCCAACGGATATCGGCGCACGCTCAACTATGCGCCGGAATTTGGTATCCAGTACGGCGTATATGTGGACGTAAGCACGCAAGATTGCAAAGTTCATGCCCATATTGGCAGCGGCGTTGGTACGCCGATGTACTTTACAATTGTGCTCGAATATACCAAGGCGACGACATAATCGGAGGTGGAATCACATGGCAATCAAACGCATGCCAATCGCACAGTTTGTGCATGAGCTGGAGGCCGCGCTCAACCGGGGCGACGGCTACATCATGGGCGCGTATGGCCAAAACCCGCGCACGGGCTACCTTGACCTATCCGTGACCACTGTCAAGAGCGCCTGGAAAACCACGGGACATATGTACACCCAGTACAGCGGCAAGCAGCGCACGCAGGCGCTGGAGTGGCGTAAGAAGTGCACCCGCGTGTGGGACTGCAACGGCATGGCGGAGGGCATCTACGAGCTGTACACCGGCAACTGCATCAACGCCTATGCCCGCTCCAACTATGCCAACTGGTGCGGCACCAAGGGCAAGGGCCTGATCCCGGCAGCAATGCGCAAGGCGGGCGCGGCGGTTTTCTGGTCGGACGGCAGCGCGGGTTCGATCCACCACGTCGCCTACCTGTACAAGCCCGTCAAGGCCAGCGAACCGCAGGGCGACTGGTACATCATCGAGGCGCGGGGCGTCATGTACGGGGTGGTGAAGACCAAGCTGTCCGCCCGGAAGCCTAATTTTTGGGGCGTTATGGACAAGTATTTCGACTATGGCGACAGCGCGGCTGCGTCCCCGGAACCTGTAAGTCCCACTTACAAGCCGGGCAACCGCATTTTGAAGAACGGCATGTCCGGCGCGGACGTAAAGCAGATGCAGGAAAACCTCATTAAGTTGGGCTACGACTGCGGCAAGTGGGGCGCGGACGGCGACTTCGGCGACGCCACGGAGATGGCGGTGCGCCGCTTCCAGACGCAGGAGGACCTGACGCCGGACGGCGAGTTCGGCCCGATGAGCCTGGCGGCGATGAACAAGGCGCTGGAGAAGCTGAACGCCCCTCAGGAGCAGGCCAAGCAGGTGCAGATCGTGGGCGGCAACTGCTACGTGCGCTCCTCGCCCGCAGTGGAAAAGTCCAACATCCGGGGCATTGCCCACGAGGGGACCAAGTACCCGTTCACCGGGCAGAAGTCCGAGAACGGCTGGCTGGAGATTGTCTACAAGGACAAGGCCGGATGGGTATCCGGGAAGTACGGAAGGCTGGTGGAGTGAATGAGCGAGGCTATCATCGTTGCACTTGTCACTGGCGGGCTGACGCTGGCTGGCACGATCATCACCGTGCTGGTGACCAACAGGCAGACGCTCGCCGCTATGGACAAGAAGTCCGAGGTTTCGGACGCCAAGCTGGAGACCGAGATTCGCGTGGTCAAGACGGAGATCAGCAATCTCCGCGAGGAAGTCCGCAAGCACAACGCCTTCGCCGAGCGCATCCCGGCGCTGGAAGAAAAAGCCAAGGCTGCGGACCGCAGGCTGACGGATTTGGAACATAGATAGGAGGGGAACACATGCTGCCCAATCGCGTTTACGACATCTTGAAATGGATCGCCCTGATCGCCCTGGACGCCCTGGGACTGCTCTACAAGACCCTCGCTGCCATCTGGGGCTGGCCCTTCGGGGACGAGGTGCTGGCGACCTGCACGGCCCTGTCCCTGTGCCTGGGCACCCTGCTGGGCATCTCCACGGCGCAGTACAACAAGACGCAACCTCCTGACATACTGGACAGGATGGAGGACGACGGGAAGTAAGGAGGGCACATGGAAGAAAAAAAGTGTTCCGGCGCTTGCTCGGAGAGGCAGCAGGCATGTATCCCGTTCTTCGTTGCCGAGAACCAGATGACGCACATGGACGTGACCAACAAGCGCATGCTGACGGCGCTGATTGCCGTGTGCGTGACGTTCATTCTCACAATCATCATTTTCGTGTTCGGCTATACCGTGCGCGAGAAGAACTGGCTGAATACGATTAAGCAGATTACCCCCGCTACGGAGGTGACCAATGGAATACAGCAACAGCCAGATACGTGAGGTCATCGCCGAATGGATACACGACGAGCGCAACCGGAAAATCCTGGAGCGGCGGCTGATCGACGGCCTGACCTTCGAACGGCTTGCCGAGGAATTTGACATGAGTGACCGCCAGATGCGGCGCATCGTGCTTAAACTGCAGGAGCAGCTTTTCAAACACCTATGAACAATCCCGCGTGGGCTTCGGCCTGCGCGGGAGTTTTTTTATTTTTGGCGGCTTCGTGCCGCCTTTTTTTGTTTGCCTGAAATTGTCCTCTGCATGTCCTGCATCTGTCCTCCCCGCGTCCTGTCGAATCTCCGGCAAAAATGGGACAATATAGCCATGGAAAAGATGATTGAAGCGCTTACGCGCATCGGCCTGCCCGCCGCCGAGATTGAGCGGGTGCTGGCGTACTACGGAGAGGACACGGACGGCCTGCAGCATTATGTGCTGTACATGCGGGCGATATTGGACGATGGCAATGAGTACGTATAGGTATTTCAATCCCAACCCCGTGGGCAACCGCACCCGCGACTGTGTGATCCGCGCTGTGGCGGCGGCGCTGGACATGTCGTGGGATGACGCCTTCGACCTGGTGGCGGAGCGGGCGAAGCAGATGGGGCAGACGATGGATGAGAATGCCGTGTACGGCAGCATCCTGCGCCAGTGCGGCTTCTACCGGGCGACGGTGCCCAATTCCTGCCCGGACTGTTATACAGCCGCCGACTTCTGCCGCGACCATCCGCACGGCATCTATGTGCTTGGCTTCACGGGCCACGTCGCCGCCGTGATCGACGGGCAAGTGTGGGACTCCTGGGACAGCAGCGACGAGATACCGCAATACTACTGGGCATTGCAGGAGGGCAAATAAATGGCATACAACAACGGATTCCCGGCGACGTATCCGCAGATGTACTACCAGCCGCAGTACCAGCCTCAACAGCAGGCCCAGCCGCAGAGCAGCGGCATGATATGGGTGAGCGGCGAAGCGGGCGCGAAGGCGTACCTTGTGGCCCCCAACACCACCGTGCAACTGTGGGACAGCGAGGCGCAGGTGGTCTATCTCAAATCCGCCGATGCTTCGGGCATGCCCAGCATGAAGGTGCTGGACTACACCATCCGCCAGAGCGCCGCAAACGGCCCCGTGGCGGCCTCTGCCGCGCCTACGGTAAATCATACGGAATACGCCACGCGCGCCGAATTTGACGCGCTGCAGGGCGAGATCAACGCATTGAAAGCGCAACTGAAAAAGGAGGCGGGCGAATGAATCCACTGTACCAGCAGATGGCCCCGCAGGCAGGGTCGCAGATGGGCAACCTCTTGCAGCGGTTCCAGCAATTCCAGCAGATGTTCAAAGGCGACCCGCGCCAGCAGGTGCAGCAACTCCTCAATTCGGGCAAGGTCTCCCAGTCCCAGTATAACAACGCCGTACAGATGGCGCAGCAGATGCAGCGCATGATGGGCGGCAGATGATTCAACCCGTCAAGCGCGCAGACGGTTGAAAATACACCGAAAGGACTTTACATCCTTATGGCTCTTACTGACGAATCTATGGGCACCACAATGCTGGTGCAGCCCGCCGGCGGCGTGAGCAACGGCGGCTTTGGCGGCTTCGGAGACGGCAACGGCTGGTGGATTCTGCTGCTCTTCATCCTGATGGGCGGCTGGGGAAACGGCTTCGGCGGCGGATTTGATGGCGCTGGCCTGTATCCGTGGATGAACAATTCCCAGAACATCAACGACGGCTTCCGCGACCAGATGCTCAACACCACCGTCTCCGGCATCCAGAATTCCATCACCGGCGGCTTCGGCGACGTGCAGACCGCACTGTGCGGCGGCTTCGCGGGCGTGAACGCGGCTATCTCCAACGGCTTTGCCCAGAACGAGATCGCCAACAATGCCCGCCAGATCGCGGACATGCAGCAGAACTTCGCCGCGCAGACGGCGACCCTGCAGGGCTTCAACGGCATCCAGGGCCAGCTTGCGAACTGCTGCTGCGAGAACAAGGCCGGGCTGGCTGACCTGCGTTACACCGTGGCTACTGAGGCATGCGCGGACCGCGCTGCCATCTCCGAGGCCCTGCGCGACGTGATCTCCGCCACGCAGGCCCAGACCCAGACCATCATCGACAAGATGTGCCAGCAGGAGATCGATGCCCTCAAGGCGCAGAACCTGTCCCTGCAGAACCAGGTCAACATGCAGGCCCTGGCGGCGTCCCAGGCCGCGCAGACCGCCGCGCTGGTGGCGGATAACACTGCCCAGACCCAGTACATCGTCAACCGCGTCGCGCCTTACCCGATCCCCGCCTACACGGTGGCGAATCCCGTCACCCCGGCTCTGTGACGGAGGTGCGCTATGGATTACATCAACGACCTGCACGAACTGTGCGAAACCATCTCCAAGGAGATCGGTGAGGCGAATGACAAAATCCGCAACGCGGGCGGCAAACTGACCGCCGGGGACGTGGACTACATCGACAAGCTGACCCACACCCTGAAATCCGTCAAGGCGACCATTGCCATGATGGAGGACGAGGACGGCTACAGCAATCGCGCCTATCCCATGAACGGCAGCTACCGCTATCGTGGCGGCAGTTATCGCGACGGTTCCCGCGATCGCATGGGCCGCTATTCCAACCGCTACTCCCGCGCAGGCGACCTTGCCGACCAGCTCCACAACCTGATGCACGACGCGCCCAATGAGTCCATCAAGCGCGAAATGCAGAAGCTGGCGGAAAAGATCGAGCAGATGTGAGGTGATTCCCCTTGATTACGGAGCGCGACCTTGAGCAGGCAATCGCCGAGTGTCAAGGGGAGCGGAACCCCAACGCCAATACCTGCATCAAGCTGGCGGCATTTTACACCATCCGCAGCGAAATGTTCGGCAAACCAGCCGAGGAGCCTATGGCAGTGCCGGGCTACTCCTACGCGACAGGGCCGACGATAGATTACAGCAGCGATACGGAGTTTTCGCAGATCATCACCGGGAGAGACCCGGCAGACGTCTGGCCTGTCATGGACGAGTTGATGAGCACGCTATACGTGCTGATGCCCAAGTTGTACAACGGCGTTCTGAGGAAACTGCAGGACTAGCAACAGCCCCGCCAAACGGCGGGGCTTCTTGTTACCAGTAATGTTACCAATAGAACAAAATTATTCACCATTTCCCGCCATTTTTACATAGAGCCTGTTATAACAAAAAACCCTTGAAAACGTCGTGTTTTCAAGGGTTTTGGCGGAGAAGGAGGGATTTGAACCCTCGCGGCAGTTATCCCACCCTACTCCCTTAGCAGGGGCGTCAATATTTCCTGAAACCAGCGTATTTCCAATGGTTTTATCGGTTGTTCCATTCTTGTTGTACATAGTATGTTACCAGTAGAGACTATTCCGAGCGTCTTTTTATGCGGTTTGCGGCATTCAAAACGTCGGCTTCATCCGGGTGTGCGTAGCGGTCCAGCATCTTGGACGTGCTCCAACGCATCATGCGCTGGATGGTCTGCGGCGCGATGCCTTCGGAGATGGCAAGGCGCGTCGCGGTGGAATGGCGGCAGCAGTACGGCTCCAGGCGGCGGCATCCTGCGGCCTCCAGAGCGGCGTAATAGTCCGCATACCATTTGTCCTCGTTGCGGGCGAAGATGTACCCGCTGGGCTGCGCATGTGCCATCAGGTCCTCCACCATCGGCAGCGCGTCCTCTGGCAGGAACACTGGCGAAGCCTTGCGAACCTTGGTCTTCATGCCCACTCCCGTGATCTTCTGCGCGCCTAGGTCGATGTTCTCCACCTTCAACCGCTGCATCTCACCGGGCATCATGCCCGTGCAGATCATCAGCAGCGGGATGGCGGCGCGAAGGTCGCCGGATTCGTAGAGTTTCCAGAGCGCGGCCTGTTCGACATCGGTGAAGACTTCGCGCTCCTTCTCCTCCAGCGGCGGCAGGACGATGTAGGATGGCAAATCCTTGCTACAATATCCATCCGCGCCGGCGAGGTTGAACAGGCGTGTCAGCACAGTCTTGCAATCCCTTGCGGTGTAGTATGTCTTGGCGACATCCGCGCATGTCTGCCGAAGCTCGCCAACTGTGAGTTGATCCACGGGCCTGAATTGGATCGCCTTCAACTTCGACCACGCGCCCTTGTAGGCGACCTGCTTGGACTTGGATAGCTGTGCCAACTCCCCCGCCTCGTAAACCAGCCAGTAATCGTTCAACGGCGGCGCGGCCTTCTTCGGCTTCCCGTTTTTCAGGACAGAGCAGTATTCCAGCGCCTCGCGCTTTGTGGGAAACCCGCCCTTAGTGCGATAGACTGGCTTTGGCTTGCCATCCGACGGCACCCAGCCGACCACTACGCGCGCCGTCCACGTCTTGCCCCTTTTGAAGGCCGTTCCGGCCCCGTTTGGACGCGTTCTGGGCTTGTGGGTGCGCTGGGTAGGCTGGACGGAAACGCCGCAATAAGGGCAAAAGAGCGCGTCTGAGGGCATTTCCCGTTTGCACTTGCGGCAGAGCATTTTTCTTGCCTCCTATGGGTCGCACGATCCACAAGGCTGGTAGCCTTTGGCAATGAGTTCTTCCCGCGTGCCGTGAAAAAACTCTTTGTTCTTCTCGCTCATGGACTGGACGCCATTGCATGACGGATAGTGGAATCTGCCGGAACTCTTATTGATGACGTATTCGTTTTCGCCATTCACGGGGTGGCGCTCCTCCAGCACACCTTCCTGCGCCGCCTGATACCCGGCAAGATAGCCCTTTCTATAGATTTCCGCTTCATACTCCGTGTATTCTTCGGGCACCTGTATGGTGTCCGTGGTTTCGATGGCAAGCGCCGTCCCGACAAGCAGGAGCAGCAGCACCACCGCAATTAATCGCTTCATGTAACCACACCCTATTCCTCATAATTGTCCATGTAAGCGCCAAACTCTGCAATCGGAGAATCATCGTCGTTTGGCATGATTGCGTGGTAGTCGAGATACGTTGCGACGAAATCCTTGAATTGTTCCTTGACGCGTCGGTTCATTTCCGCGGGGACGTGCGCGCCCGGCGTCTGGCGCATGCCGGCGAGGCACCGTCCATAGCATCCCGTGACGTTGCCGAATACTTCCACTGTGAGGTCGATGCCGGATTCCAGGAGCGCCTTGATGAGCGGGCGCGGGCAGAGCAGATGCCGCGCAAAGGCCATCGCCTCCTCCGTGCGCACCTCCGGCGCCCCAGAACCGTCATGCCCGATGACGATGTGGCCGAGTTCCCGGGCCAGAGACCGCTGCAGCATATAATAAGGTAGCCGCTGGTTGTACGCCACAAAATATCTCAGTTTGCCGTTGACTTCTTTCACCAGCGTAACCGCGTCCTGATTCTCCGCGCCGTACATCGTGACGATGTTGCTCCTGTCCAGCCCCGTGCAGTCTGCCATCTCGGTAAATGACAGCACCAGCACACCCGGCATAGTTTTGAGGATGCTCATCGGCACGATCGGAGCAAACGCGATTTCTTTTTCAATGAGCAGTTCCGTGGCCTTGATGGCCGCAACGTCAAAATCATGATTCATTCTCATCGTCCCCTTCGTTGAAGAATTCAGGATACGCCGCACTCAACATTTTGATGATTCTGTTCAGGTCCTCCTCCGGCATCTTGTCAAAACCTTTCGAGAGTATCTTCCATCCCCTGGCCTTCTCCGGGTTCATCCCTGAAATCCCATTTTCGACTTGAGCTATGTCCTGCGTTGCATCCTCGTCTTCCCAACCCATCAGGTACCCCGGAGTTACTCCAAGTGCTTGTGCGAGCAGTGCAATCTTATCGCGGCGCATATTTTTTATATCGCCGTTCTCCCATTTCCGCACTGTGCTTTTACCGACTCCGACGACTCGCCCCACCGCTTCGAACGTAAGCTTGCGTTGCTTTCGCAGAGTCTTGATTTTCTCGCTTATATCCATGGTGCGCTCCTTTCAAGTGTACTTAAGTATACCGTATGTGTTTCCAAAAAGCAACACTTATTACGAAATTTATTAGACTTTTAAAAGTGTATTAAATGACACTTTTACAGCTTGACATGTCGTGTCCTATGCGATACAATCAAAGTGTCCTTAGGGAAACTTAATTGAAAGGAGGGCGCTAATGGACAGCGAAAAGCTCCGCGCCATCATGCGAGAGAAGAACATCACGGTTGTCCGAATGTGCCGTGAACTCGGCATTTCTCGCAAGGCATTTTGGTCTAAGTGCAATGGTCACACAGAATTCAAGCAGTCCGAAATAGCAAAGGTCATCGAGTTGCTAGGCATCAGGAACGGCACCGATATTTTTTTCCCGAAGCAGTGTCCTAAAAGACACTCCCTGTAAATTCAGGCATTTGACGAAAATGACGAACCAGATGCCGCACAATACCGGCAAGGAGGCCAACAATGTCTACGCTTGATTGGATCATCGCCATCGGCGCACTGATCGCTGCGCTACAGATGCGGGATGCGCTGCGGTTCAAGGAGTTTGAAGATGAGCAGCGCAGGCGCAGACCAAGGCCGCACACTTTTGGATAGAAAATGCCGTCCAGTGCGGCAACACTGAACGGCGATTGAAAGGAGTGTGGTAATCACAACAACATTGTACCACAAGTTGAGCGGCAAATCAACAACCAATTCTGACATGAGAGATTGAAAGGAGATATTCACATGAAGAAGCTGCACGTTACCATGAAGGGCCTGAACACTCTGATGATGCACTCCCCCAAGACCGTCAACCCGCTGCACCCGCTGGCGCTGGAACTCAAGAAGTACACCAGCAAGCGCAAAAAGACCGAGGACGATCTCCAGAAGATCAGCGAACTGGAATGGGAGGCCGGGCTGTACTACGACGAGGCAAACGGGTTGCACGTTCCCGTGGAGTGCTTGCAGAAAACCCTTGAGAACGGCGCGAAGCTGTTCAAGGCCGGGAAGGACATCCAGCGGTACGTCCAGTTCACCGGCGCGGTGGCTCCACTGGACATCGGCGTGAAGTTCGACCTTGAGAAGATGCGGCACGACATGAAGTATTATGACGTCCGCGCCGTGGCAGTCATGCGGGCGCGAGTGATCCGCACCCGTCCCCGCTTCGACGTGTGGTCCTGCCAGTTCGACATTCTGTTCGACGAGACGCACATCGACGTTGAAACTATCGCAAGGTCACTTGAAAGCGCGGGCGCATATGTTGGGCTGTGTGAAGCCCGGACGTTGGGATATGGAAGGTTCTGCTCTGTGATAAAAGAAGTTCCGTTCGAGGGATAAGCTGCGGATTTTGCGCTTTGGTGAGCAAAGGCGCGGTGGTGTCAGGTTAGGTGTGGCGGGGTTTGGATTCTGAGGCGCGGTTAGGCTCGTCACGGTAGGGTCTGGCAAGGATTCTGCGGTACGCGAGGGCTAGGCTGGGTTTGACAAGGCATGTTTCGGTAAGGCTTCTATGCCGAGGTACGGTTAGCCGGGGTCCGGCAAGGTTTTGCACGGCGAGGCAAGGCACGGCGTGGTCAGGTGCGGATTCTATGGCGAGGCATGTTGGGGTCATGAGGGGCAAGGTACGGATTTCACGGTAAGGCATGGCTTCACTTGGTTAGGTCTGGCGAGGTCGGGATTCTATGGTACGTACTGGCGTGGTTAGGTAAGGTTCGGTAGAGTGTGGTGTGGCTTTTGGGGTACGGAACAGATTGAAAGGAGAGGAAAACATGACAAGGAAGGACGCGATTGACAACCTGGTGAAGGCTGTCGAGGAGAGGAACTACGGCGATGTGCTGAACTTTGAAGAGATCGGCGGCATCATCAACCAGAAGCACGGCACGATGGCATACAACGACATCCTGCAGGCGGCACGGAAGCGCCTGATTGCGGCAGGCCACATGATCGTGAACGTGCGCGGCATCGGCTACAAGGTGTGCTACCCGGACAACTACACGGGCGAGGGCGTGCGCTACATGCGGATGGGCGCGAGGAAGATCGACCGTGGCGCGAAGATCCTGAACCACGCGCCGGTGAACGACATGTCCCAGGCGGCGCGGGAGGCGCACAACCGGGTGAACGACAGGATGGTGCGGTTGCAGGCGGCGATGGCCGGGGCAAGTGTGGAAATCCACATGCTGGAGGCCAGCAAGAATCCGCTGCTGTCCGCGAAGTAGGAGGCACCCCATGACCATTGACGAGATTCGCGCCTGCCCGCGGGAGTTCCTGATTCCCCGGGAGGTCGCCCCGCTGCTGGGCTGCGACCCATACGCCATCAACGTTGCTGCGAAGCAATGCCCGGAGCGGTTGGGCTTCAACGTCAGCGTGATCGGGACGAGGGTGAAGATTCCGAGAGTGGCGTTTATCAGATGGATGGAGGGACAGGACGTTCAGGAATAAAGATGGGGGTGTCTATGGCGACAAAGACGAAGTTCGCCGTATGGCGAAAGATTGGCCGGCTGTACGTGGTGCGCCCACCCGACTGGCCGAAGGAGTGCGAGTACAGTTGCACCAGTCAGGAGATTTTGCAGGAGTGGGCGCGGAATCACAACTATATGCTGAGGGACGGGAACAGGAGGAAACCAGCGTGAGCAGGCAGGAATGCGAAGAGAAGTTGCTGGGGCTGATGGAGCAGGCGGCTGCGATCTACCGCGAGTGCATCCCGGACGCCGGAGCACTGAGCCTCTACTCCAGCGCGAAAGGACACATAGACATATTCGGGTATAAGGATGACCTCGTGATTCTCCATATAACGCGGTTCTCGGATGGCGATACATGGTACACGGATAAGTGGGAGGAGGTGCAGTGATGGTTTATCGATACTACTGTCTGGATCTCCCACCATCGGAACCCGGCGCTGTGCCGAAGGGCACGGTCGGCTACGAGGAGACCACAGAGGACACGTATTTCCCGGAGATCGAATGCACCGCGTGGGGCTTCGTGGACTACACGCGCAGGCTGACTGCCGAGGAGGTGGACCAGTACATGCTGCGCGGACCGGTGGTACAACCGGAAATCCGTCCAGCCAGATAAAAGCCGCCGCCCGGATGGCGGTCCGGACGGCGGGAAAGGGTGAAAGCAATGGACGACTTTCACCTGTGATTATACCACAGGACAGGAGGAAATGCAAGTGGACAAACCCAAACAAACGGAGCGGTTTTTTGAGAACCCCGACAACAGCGACCTGCTGGAGGAATTGGAGGAGGCGATGGGCAGCATCGCAATCGCCATGGAGCACTTGCGCGGGTATGAGGAGTTCTCCGACTGGTTCGACACGTTGGACGACGTGTACGACGAGATGAAGCCCATGTACGAAGAATGCGAGGCCATCGCCGCCGATGAATACGCCAAGGAGATGGACGGCCTGCGGCGGCAGTATTACAGAGACGTGCTGTGATTGGAGGGAAAACAGTGAGTATTTTTGAAACCTTGAACGCCGTGAACGTAAACGGTCACACAGAGAAGAAAAAGACGGGCAGCACGGAGCTGACATACCTCTCCTGGCCCTGGGCATGGGCGGAAGTGAAGCAGCGCTATCCCGGCGCGCACTATGAAATCTGGAAGGACGCGAACGGCAGGCCCTACGCCTACGACGCGCTGACGGGCTACATGGTTTATACCTCCGTGACCATCGGCGAGGAGACGCACAGCATGTGGCTGCCCGTGATGGACGGCGCGAACAACGCCATGAAGGCCGAACCCTACGACTACAAGGTGAAGAACCTCAGCTTCAAGTGGGCCAAGTGGGACGAAGCGCGCGGCGGCTACTTCGACAAGTACGGCAACCGTCAGGAAGAGTTCATTACCAAGCATGTGGACGCTGCCACGATGTTCGACGTGAACAAGGCCATCATGCGCTGCCTGGTGAAGAACCTCGCTATGTTCGGCCTTGGTCTGTACATCTACGCGGGCGAGGATTTGCCTGCTGGTGATCCCACGGAGCCGGACGCCAATGGCATTGTGCCGCAGGGCACCGCAGAAGCCGCAGAGGCGGCGGGCAAGCAGAAACTGGAGGAGATTAACCGCAAGCTGGAGCAGGCCGCCCAGAACCCCGCCAAAGGCGCCAAGATGGCAACGGACGAACAGCGGGGATACATCAAACTGCACGCGGATGATGAAACCTACATGAAGGCCATGCAGGCGTTTGGCGCGGACCTTGAAAAGATGACGGCGGCGCAGGCGAACAAGCTGATCAACCGCATCAAGGAGGGCACATGACCGCCGTGATTGACCGCGTTCGTGGCAAGATCGTGGATTACGACGAGCGCCGGGGCGTGGTGAAGATCGAAGCGCCCTATGAGGACTTCGCGGCGATGTGCCGGCGGGAGTACAAAGAGGTGGAGATCACCATGCTGGACTCCCGCCCCCTCTCCGAGAAGCAGCGGCGAAACTGCTATGCCATGCTTCGCGAAATAGCGGACTGGATGGGCGAAACGCCGGAGGAGACGAAAAGCCTGTTGAAGGTGGACTTCCTTCGCGGCGAGTTGCTGGAGATGTCGCGGATGTTCAGCCTCTCCGACGCGCCCATGAGCATTGTGGCGGCCTTTCAAAGCTGGCTGGCCCGGTTCATCGTCCGCAACGAGGTGCCCACGCGGCGGCCCATGCTGGAGTACGTGGACGACGTGCAGGATTACGTGTATGCCTGCCTGATCTCCAAGAAGTGCCCGGTGTGCGGCAAGAAGGCCGACCTTCACCACGTACAGGCCATTGGAGCAGGCAGGAACCGGGAGGAGATCATTCACGAAGGCATGGAAGTGCTGCCCCTCTGCCGGGAGCACCACACGGAGATTCACACCACGGGCAAGGCCGATTTCTTCAAGAAATACCACCTGAACGGCGGCATCCCGGCAGACAAGACGATTTGCCGCATCTACGGGCTGAAACGAAAGAAGGGAGCATGAAATGGGATACACAAAGGTTTGTGACGCCGTGATGCGCGACCTGCTCACCTGCAAGAGCAAGCTGGAGGACGTGCGGACGTTCGCCGATGACTACGAGGACGTGCTGCGCGAGGCGCTGCTCTACGACGAGCTGATGGCGATCCTCAACAGCGTGGGCTACGGGGAGGTGGAGGCGTCGCTGGACGCCGAGGAACTGTGACACCGACCTACTGCGAACTGTTCACCGAGTGCATCCACTGCCCGGTGCCGTTCTGCCCGTACCAGGGCGGGGAAGAGGACGAGGAAGGAGGGGAAGAGGATGGCGGATGTGAAGTGGATCAAGATCGTGACGGACATCTTTGACGATGACAAGATCCTGCTCATCGAGTCGATGCCGGAGGCAGACGCCATCATCGTGATTTGGTTCAAACTGCTCTGTCTGGCTGGCAAGCAGAACAACAGTGGTGTGTTCCTGCTGAACGGGCGCATCGCCTACACGGAAGAGATGTTCGCCACGATCTTCCGCAGGCCGCTGAACACGGTGCGGCTGGCCATGAAAACCTTTGAACAGTTTGGGATGATCGAGATCATAAACGACACGGTGACCATTCCAAACTGGGAGAAGCACCAGAAATTGGACGCGCTTGAGGCATCGCGGGAGGCGACAAAAAACCGCGTTGCAAGGTACAGGGACAAGCAAAAACTGTTGGCAGACAATTGTAACGTTACAGGTAACGTTACAGTAACGGGTGGTAACGCTGACAGAATAGATAAGAATAGAGAAGATAAGAATAGAGAAGATAAGAGTATAGAGGGAGAGAAGCGCAAGCGCTTCACGCCACCCACCGCTGATGATGTTCGAAGATATGCCAGGGAGAAGGGATACACCATCGACGCGGAACGGTTCGTGAACTTCTACGAATCGAAGGGATGGACTGTCGGCAAGTCTCCGATGAAGGACTGGCGGGCATCGGTTCGCAATTGGGCTTCGCGGGAGCGCGACGTATCCTCTCCCACCTCCACGCCCACAGTGTACACGGACCCGGACTATGAGAACTACTGGTAGGTGAGCGCATGACGATGAGAACGAGCGGGGAGCTGCTGTCGGAGGCGTTCTACGGCCTGGGCAGCGCGGAGCACATTGAGGCCAATGAGGGAGACTACATCGGCCCGGACGGGGTGCTGCACTGCGGGGTGTGCCGGGAGGGCAAGGAGTACCGGCTCCCCAACGGCAACTACGTCCCGGCGCTGTGCCTGTGCGGCAGGAAGCGTCGGGCGGCGGAGGAGATGCGGCGCATCGAGTCCGAGCAGATGCAGCGGGTGCGGGAGCTGGCGCAGTACAGCATCATGGACGCGCGGCTGCGGACGGCGACCTTCGCTCAGGCCCGTGAGACGGAGGACAGCAAGAGGCCGCTGCGGATCGCCAAGCGGTACGTGGAGCACTGGTCTGACGTGTCCGTGGGCGAGTTGAACGGACTGCTGCTGTACGGGCCTACGGGGACGGGCAAGAGTTTCCTGGCCGCTTGCATCGCCAACGCGCTGATGGACAAGAGCGTGCCGGTGCTGATGACGAGCATCGTCAAGCTGACGGGCATCCACCAGGACGAATTGGGCGAGACCATCCGGCACATGAAGCGGGCGCATCTGCTGATCCTCGACGATCTGGGCGCTGAAAGAGGCACAGACTTCAAGCTGGAGCAGGTCTACAACGTGATCGATGACCGGTGCAACAGCAAGAAACCGATGGTCGTAACGACCAATTTGTCGATGGAGCAGATGAAGAACGCGGGGGACATGCGGTACAACCGCATCTGGGAGCGGGTGCGGAGCATGTGCTACCCGGTGCGGATGGACGGGGAGTCCTGGCGCAAGCGGCGGACGCTGGAGGCGCTGGAGCGCCTGCGGAAGATGTACGAGGGGTGATGGAACATGGCCAGCCAGCAGTTTGGCTACGAGGACAGCAGCATCCAGGCGTGGGACGTCACCCACGGCATCCGCAGGGAGATCAGGAACGGGTGCGAGTACGTGATCTGCGATGACGTTTCGCGCATGGAGGCCATCTGCAAGGCGGAGCGCGAGGCGGATTTCAAGCGGAAGATCGTTGAGCAGCAATATGAGAGTGCATTTGGAGGTGTTGAGGAATGAGCTGGTTTGTACAGGGTGTGCTTTACGGCCTGCTGGGCGCGGGCGTGCTGGTGGGATTCGGTGCGGTGCTGATGGTGTTCATCATGATCGTGTCCTTCGCCGTGTGGTGCCTGGACCGGGACAAGGTGGAGGAGGAAGAGACGGAGGATGGGGAGGATGACATATAACGACTTTCTGCGGACGAAGGAGACGCGGGCAGAGGCATGTGGATTTGATGTGGAACCGGAATCCATCACGCCGATGGCATTTGACTACCAGCGGGACATCATCTCATGGGCGTGCAGGAAAGGGAAATGTGCAATTCTGACGGGCTGTGGTACGGGGAAAACGTTGATGCTGCTGGAATGGAGCCGCGCTGTTTACGCGCATACCGGCAGGCCGGTATTGATCGTTTCGCCGCTATCCGTAGTTGAGCAGACACGCCGTGAGGCCAAGAAGTTCGGCATTTGCGAAGTAAACGTATGCCGCAGCGCAGAAGATGTTATTAACGGCGTGAACATCACCAACTATGAGATGATTGAGCACTACGACAGCTCCGTGTTCGCTGGCGTTGTGCTGGATGAATCGAGCATTTTGAAGTCTTTCACGGGCAAGTATAAGACGTTACTGACGGACATGTTCTGCAGAACGCCATACAGGCTGCTGTGTACGGCGACCATTGCGCCAAACGATTACACGGAAATCGGCACGAGCTGCGAGTTCCTGGGCATCATGAGCAGGACAGAAATGCTGGCGACGTACTTTATCCATGATGGAGGAGAGACGAGTAAATGGCGGCTGAAAAAAGCTGGCGTGAACAAGTTCTGGGAGTGGTTCGCAACGTGGGCGATTTACTTCAACAGTCCGATGGATCTGGGATATACGGGCGAGGGCTATGACCTGCCGCCGCTGAACATTCACAAGATCATTACGGATAGCGAGATACGCGAGGGTGAGTTGCTGGTGACGCTGGCAAGTACGCTGGACGAACGCAGGGCCGCGAGAAAGGACAGCATCGAGGAGAGAACGTCGATGGCATCCGGTCTTGCGAACAGCAACATGGACGAACAATGGCTGCTGTGGTGCGACTACAACGACGAGAGCGATATTCTCAGGCGCAAAACGGAGGACTGCATAGAGGTAAAGGGATCGGACTTACCTGAGTTTAAGGCCACAGCAAGCATCAACTTCGCGAACGGGGCAATCCACGCGCTGGTGAGCAAACCGTCGATCTTCGGCTTCGGCAGCAACTTCCAGTCCTGCCATAACATGGTGTTCTGCGGGCTGTCCGACAGCTACGAGCGATTCTATCAGGCGGTGCGGCGCTGCTGGCGGTTCGGTCAGAACAATCCGGTGGACGTGTATATCATCTTATCGGATAGGGAGTTGAATGTGCTGGACAACATCACCCGAAAGCAGGAGCAGATGGACGAGATGCAACGCAACATGACCGCGCTGATGAGGGACGTTACCCTGGCAGAAATCCGCCACACAACGCGCATAACGTCAGACTACAGACCGAAAGAGAGTATGGAGGTGCCAGCATGGATCGCTTGAAGGTGCTAGATAAGTATATCGATGAACATGCCGCGCTGTACAACGGAGACACTGCTGAGGTTATCAAGGCGTTCAACGACAATAGCGTGGACATGGAGGTTTATTCCCCGCCGTTTTCCAGCCTGTACACCTACTCCAATTCCGACCGCGACCTCGGTAACTGCAAGGACGATGACGAGTTCTTCACGCACTTCGGATTCATCACGCGGGAGCTGTATCGCATCCTGAAACCGGGGCGCATCATGGCGGTTCACTGCATGAACCTGCCGACCAGCAAGGAGCGGGACGGGTACATCGGCATCCGGGACTTCCGTGGGGATTTAATACGCGCGTTTCAGAACGTCGGATTTATCTATCATTCCGAAGTGTGCATCTGGAAAAACCCAGTAACGGCAATGCAACGCACGAAGGCGCTGGGGCTGCTCCACAAGCAGCTCAAGAAGGATTCCTGTATGAGCCGGATGGGGATTCCTGATTACGTGGTGTTCATGCGAAAGCCGGGCGACAACCCGAACCGTGTGACGCATACGAACGAGAGTTTCCCGGTGTCCGATTGGCAGGAATATGCCAGCCCCATTTGGGATCAACTCAACAGCCCTGTGTGGTGGGACATCAACCAAAGTGACACTCTGAACGCACTTGCTCCAAAGGACGATGAGAGTGAACGGCACATTTGCCCACTGCAGCTGCCAGTTATTGAGCGGTGCCTGCGGCTATACAGTAATGAAGGCGACGTGGTTTTTACTCCATTCTTAGGCATCGGCAGCGAGGTGTATCAGGCTGTGAAGATGGGCAGGAAGGGGATCGGCATAGAGCTAAAACCTGCGTACTTTGAGGCTGCGGTTGCAAACATAAAGCGATTGGAAGAAGAGATGAATCAGGTTACACTTTTCGATCTGATGGAGACGGAGGATGGGGATGATGGAGAATGACGCTGGGGAGCCTGTTCGATGGTTCCGGGGGATTCCCGCTTGCGGGTGTGCTGAACGGAATCACGCCGCTGTGGTCCAGCGAAATTGAGTCGTACCCTATCCGCGTGACTTCGGCGCGGTTCCCGGACGTGAAGCAGCTCGGCAGCGTGCTGGACATCAACGGCGCGGAGATCGAGCCTGTGGACATCATCACCTTCGGTTCGCCTTGCCAGGACTTGTCCGTGGCGGGAAAGCAGTTGGGAATCCACGAAGGGCAGCGGAGCAACCTGTTCTTTGAGGCAATCAGGATCATAAAGGAGATGCGCAATGCAGACAGGGCCAATGGAAGGGCAGATGTCGATATTCGACCTCGGTTTGCCGTCTGGGAGAACGTCCCCGGAGCGTTCAGCAGCAACGGAGGTGAGGACTTCCGGGCCGTCCTCGAAGCGTTCAAAAGCGTGTGTGACGACAACATACCAATTCCTCGACCTAAGAGGTGGGGCCGTGCCGGGGAGATGGTCGGAGATGGATGGAGCCTCGCCTGGAGGGTCTACGACGCTCAATACTGGGGAGTTCCCCAGCGCCGCAAGAGAATCTACCTTGTCGCAGATTTTGCAGGAGAACGCGCCGGAGAAATACTTTTTGAGTGCGAAAGCATGTGCGGGAATCCTGCGGAGGGCGCAGCGGCGCGGGAAGGAGCTACCGCAGATGCTGAAAGAAGCGTTGGAGGAAGTTGTGGCGTTGAATGCCTGAACCCGTGGGACGGGCAGAACATGCGATTGTACGACATAAGCGGGGTATACCCGACGTTCAGAAATAATGACGGCGGCGGTGGAAGATGTGACGGCGTGTGCTACGCATTGAAAGGCAACTTCATTGACCGTGACACGAGACAGAACGGCATCGGATGGCGGAACGGTGAGATGTACACGCTGGACGCTACAGACAGGCACAGCGTTGTGTACCCAGATACGGCGAGGACACTTACGGCGGAACATGACGGATCATGGTGCGTGGACAAGGGGCCGAATGTGGTGTGCTACGACGCGAGAGGGAACGGGTGCGGAGAGATCGCGATGACAATGACAGGAGATCATGAGAGTCGAGTGACGGATTACACCGCAATATGTGTGGGAAACGGGCAGCGGCACCAGCTGGACATGGGTGACAAAACCGGGGCATTGAACTGTATGCACGACCAACAGGCGGTGGTCACTAACGGCAAGCCGCCCCGCAAGTACATCGTGCGCCGCCTGACGCCCACAGAGTGCGCGAGGCTGCAAGGATTCCCGGACTGGTGGACAAGCGGCGTGGAGGGCAGCGACAGCGCACAGTACAAGATGTGGGGCAATGGCATCGCATTGCCGTGCGCAGTGGACGTGCTGGGAAGGATCGCCAGAGCGGTAAAGGAGGAATCAACATGATCTACATTGGCATTGACCCCGGACAGCGCGGCGGTTATGCGTGGATATGGGACGGCAAGGTGACGGTGTATCCCTGGGATGACCAGAATTTTGTGCAGGACATGCACATGCTGTCGCTGTGCTCGGACAAGCCCATCGCGGCGGTTGAGAAGGTGGGGGCGATGCCCCACCAGGGCGTTTCGAGCACTTTTGCGTTTGGCACCTCATTCGGATACATCCTCGGTGTTCTTAGCGCCTTTGGCATCTCTTATCAGTTGGTTCCACCAAGGAAATGGAAAACTGACTTTGGGCTTAATAGCGATAAGCAAAAATCCATTGAGGTATGCAAGCACCTATTCCCGAATGTCAGTTTATTGCCAAGTGAACGATGCCGTAAGGATAGCGACGGTATGGCTGAGGCTTTATTGATGGCGCTATACGCAAAGCGACATTTCTGAGGAGGCAACATCATGGGAGCACGAAAGAACCTGAACACCGAGGAAATGTTGAAAATGAGATATGCGGGCATGACCAACACGGACATCGCAAACGCGCTGGGCGTGACGCATACGACGGTGTGGAAGCACATCGGCCCGCAGCCGGGGAAGAACTGGGCGGAGTTCAAGAAGCGCATGAGCGAGACGCCGATTGTGCCGATGCCGGAGGCGAAGGTGGAAGTGGTGCCGGAGCCTGTCATCGCGGCGTGTCTGGCAATCACCAACCGCAAGATTTCGCTGGCGGGAACGGCCTGCAGGTACGGGCTGGACATGGGCAAGAAGCTGCTGCGCGTGAAGCGTGCGAAGGACGAGGACGGCCCGGTGATGGAGTTCCCGCTGGAGGAGCTGGGCGACATCATCAACGAGTTGAGCGCCATCGCCCGCAAGATGCCGGAGCTGGCGGTCACGCCGGAGATGTGGTGACATGGTTTTGAAGGACATGCCCTGCCGAAAGGACTGCCCCAACCGCCACGAAGCCTGCCATGCGTCCTGCGAGGCGTACACCGAGTGGTCGAACCGACGCAGGGCGCAGCGGCAGGAGCAGTACGAGCGGGACACGGGCGAGAGGCTGGCGGACGGCAGGGCGATTGACTCCATGATCAGGATCAGGAAACGAAAGGAGCGATGACAATGAAAGGGTACAAGGCATTTCACAAGGGGCTTATCTGCAATGGCAAGCAGTATGCGGAGAATACGGTGTTTGAGGACACTGGGGCAAGCGAGTGCTGCCAGGCTGGCGTGATGCACTTCTGCGAAACACCATTTGACGTGCTGGACTACTATCCGCTAGTGGATGATAACGGTGAATTTTCGGAGTTCGCGGAAGTTGAAGCACTGGATGAAGTGCTGGTGAAAGAAAACAAACGGGCAACGAAAAAGCTGCGGATTGGCGCGAAGCTGAGCATTCGGGATTTCATCCGCGCCGCAGTTTCGGTCGTTATCGAGAGCACAAAGCAGCAAGGTGACGCGAACCTGACTGACAATGGCGGCGACGGGGCGCAGATCGGCAGCAGCGGCTACGGGGCGAAGATCGGCAGCAGCGGCTACGTGGCGAAGATCGGCAGCAGCGGCTACGGGGCGAAGATCGGCAGCAGCGGCTACGGGGCGAAGATCGGCAGCAGCGGCGACGGGGCGAAGATCGGCAGCAGCGGCGACGGGGCGCAGATCGGCAGCAGCGGCTACGGGGCGAAGATCGGCAGCAGCGGCGACGGGGCGCAGATCGGCAGCAGCGGCGACGGGGCGCAGATCGGCAGCAGCGG